AAAAAAATAAGGATACTAATGATGATACCTTATTTAATTGGAGGAATAGGTTTAATTGATTATTGTTTTTGTTATTCTATAGAATATTATACTATAAGATCAATAGTATGTAAATAATAAAATTCATAATAATAAAAAAAGATTGATAGCATTTTGTTATATACATTAGACTAAATCTATGGTATAATATATACATATGAAGGATAAAGATAAACCTACATCAGATGAAGTAGTCAATAAGAAAGCCGTTAAGAAGAAGACGGCAAAAAAGAAAACTGCTAAGAAGAAGACTGCGAAGAAACGTGGCCCACATTATATTGATAACGCTTTATTCGGGCAAGCCGTATCTGAACATGTTAAAGGTGTTAAAGAAGATATTGAAAATGGTATAGATCCAAGAGGTATTACTGATTATGTTGGTAAATGTTTTTTGAATATTGCAGAAGGTCTTTCTCATAGTGGTAATTTTATTAACTATACATATCGAGAGGATATGGTTATGGATGCAGTTGGGAATTGTATTAAGTATGTTAATAATTATGATATTGATAAACCTACGCGAACAGGAAAGCCAAACGCGTTTAGTTACTTTACACAAATTAGTTGGTTTGCTTTTCTAAGAAGGATTGCTAAAGAAAAGAAACAAACTGAGATCAAACAAAAAATAATCAGTACATCTGCTGTTGATGTATTTGCTGACTTTAGTGGAGACTCTGCTCAAATTGGTGAAGGAGTAATTAACAGGATGAGAAATACAAACCCATTCTTTAAAGAAGAAAAGGGCCCAACTCCTGAAGAAGTTGAGTTACCTCCAAAGCGTAGAGGAAGACGTCCTGCTAAGAAAGCTAAGAACGGTCCTTTAACTGATTTTTTCGATAAGTAATATGAAGTTAGTTGTAATAACAGACACTCATGCGGGTGTTAAAAATGGTAGTGATATCTTCTTAGATTATTCTGAAAGATTTTATGATAAGGTTTTCTTTCCTTATTGTTTAGAAAATGGTATAACTAAGATACTTCATCTTGGTGATTATTTTGATCATCGAAGAGTGGTAAATTTTAAAGTTCTTAGTAGGAATAAGAAAATGTTTCTTGATAAGTTAAGAGAACATGGAATGACCATGGATCTTATTCCAGGAAACCACGACGTATTTTATAAAAATACAAATTCATTATCAAGTTGCGAAGAGATTCTTCAACATTATAAAGATGTTGTAAATCTACACATGGAACCAACCGTCGTGAGTTATGGTAGTTTGGATATTGCATTAATCCCTTGGATAAATTCTGAGAATTACGATGAAGTAACTGACTTTGTTAAAAATGTAAAAGCTCCATTCTTAGGTGGGCATTTAGAACTTCAAGGATTTGATATGATGAAAGGAGTTCAAGCTAGTTCTGGAGCTATGAAGTCTGATATCTTTTCTCGATTTGAAATTGTAATGAGCGGCCACTTTCATACGAAAAGCAATAAAGGAAATATTCATTATCTTGGAACTCCCTTTGAATTAACCTGGGCAGATTGTAATGATCCAAAGTTTTTCCATGTTATTGATACAGAGACACGTGAGCTAATGCCAATTCGTAACCCGCTTACAATTTATAATAAACTAGTATATGATGATAGTAAAGCGTCTGATGATATTATCACAGAGATTAAGTCGTGTAATTTTAGTTGTGTACCAGATTCATATGTAAAAGTAATTGTTATTAATAAGAAGAACCCGTTTCTTTTTGACAAATATATTGATGAGATAATTAATAAAGAGCCCTTTGATTTAAAGATTGTAGAAAACTTTGATGAATATCTTTCAGAAAATGTTGAAGATGAAAAGATTGAAATAACTGATACTGTCAGCTTATTGAATACATATGTTGATTCTGTTGAAACTGAATTAGACTCTGACCGAATAAAATTAAAACTGCAAGAACTTTTTGTTGAAGCTCAATCTTCAGACGCACTATAAAATATTATGATAGAATTCCATACCTTAACATATTCAAATTTTCTCTCAGTTGGAGATACACCAATCACTATTGATTTTGAAGCAACTAAATCAACATTAATTGTTGGCCATAATGGATCTGGTAAGAGTTTAATGCTAGATGCTCTTAGCTTTGCTTTGTTTGGTAAACCACACCGAGCTATTAATAAGCCTCAATTAATTAATAGTATCAATGGTAAAAAGTGTTTAGTAGAAATAACCTTTTCGGTTGGTAATAAGAATTACAAAATCGTCCGAGGACTTAAACCAAACATTTTTGAGATATGGGTTAATGGTGAAATGATTAACCAAGAATCTCATTCCCGCGATTTTCAAAAGTTACTTGAGACAAACATTCTTAAATTAAACCATAAGAGTTTTCACCAAGTTGTTGTATTAGGTAATGGCAATTTTGTTCCATTCATGCAGATGTGCCAATATGAAAGGCGCAATGTTATTGAAGATCTTTTGGATATTAGTATATTTTCTAAGATGAATACTATTCTTAAAGATAATAATGCTAAGCTGAAAGATCAAATTAAAGATAATGAATATCAGTGGAAGTTGATTAAAGAAAAGATTATTTTACAGCGTAAGCATATTGATAAGTTATCAGATATCAGTGAATCTAATCGAGTTAAATATGAATCAGAGATTGCAGATATTCAATCAGAACAAAACGTTTTAATTGAAAGTAACGAAAAAATCTTGGTTCGTTACAAAGCAGAGCATAGTGATACTGAAAAGAAGCTTAATACTTTAAATCGCAGTTTGAATAAAATGAAATCATTTGAATCTCAGATTAAAAGTAAAATGAATGCTATTGAAAAGGAAGCCGATTTTTACAAGTCTAACTCAGCTTGCCCAACATGTTCTCAAGCTATTGATATTGTTATACGTGATGAGAAACTCGAATCCTGTGGGTGTAAACAAGACGAATTGACTGAAGGTTTCGAAAAATTACAGAATAACATTAAATCTACCGGCGAACAACTACAAACCACTAATCAGGAAATGCAAGAGTTGTTTAAACTTAATAATGAAATGACTAGTAATAATGTTTTGATTAAAAACTTTTCAAAGCGGATATATGAATTAAGTACTCAAAAGAATGAAATCGCAGATGATAATGATTTAAAGAAATCGCAGAATGAATTACTTGATATGCAAACTACTAGGGATAACCTTAGCGATTTAAAATCAAATCAAATTGAAGAAAAACATTATAATGATGTTATCGGCGAACTGCTAAAGGATACTGGTATTAAAACGAAGATCATTCGTCAATACCTTCCCCCGATGAATAAGTTAATTAATAACTATCTGCAGTTGCTTGACTTCTTTGTTAGTTTTGAATTGGATGAAAACTTCAATGAAACTATTCGAAGTCGCCATCGTGATGACTTTAGTTATGCATCATTCAGTGAAGGAGAGAAACAACGAATTGACTTAAGTCTTTTATTTGCATGGCGACAAATTGCCAAAATGAAAAACTCAGCAAATACAAACCTTCTTATATTGGACGAAGTGTTTGATGCCAGTCTTGATTTTGACGGCATTGATAATTTGTTAAAGATAATGCATTCGCTTGATGATGAAACTCGTGTTTTCGTTATTAGCCATAAGCAAGACCTCCTTGAAGGAAAATTTGATCGTAAGATTGAGTTTCAAAGACGCCAAAACTTTACAAGCATAAAATCTATCACGTAACTCGTTAATGGTTAATAGGTTGAAATGCATAAAACGTGATAATAACGTAAAAAGGGCATTAGAGAGCAATTCTTCTTATTTCCTATAATATATACGTCAAACTGTTTTAAAATTGCTCTTTAAACAGTCTTTTCTACGACAAACCCTTATTTTACGGGGGTTGTAGAGAAAAATGCATATTTGTGAAATATATTATTTACATTCTATGCTTTTTAGAGTATAATATATCTACAAGGACGGCACGAGAATAGCCAACCACCACTATATCATGATTAAAGAACCACAAGTTATTAAACCAAAGCCTGACCGCACTATTATTAATATAGACGCTCAGAAACAGCTTGCCAAATTATTAGCCACTGAAGATATTCAAGTGACTGTCGGTAATTTTAAGACAGCCTATTTTGATGTTAAAAATCGAGTTCTTGGATTGCCTGCGTGGAATACCGATACTAAAGAAGTTTCCGACCTGCTTGTTGGCCATGAAGTTGGTCATGCTCTATTTACTCCTGAGGATGGAATTACTAAATTTAAAGAGCGTTATCCAAAACTCCCTTTTGATATTGCCAACATTGTTGAAGATATTAGGATTGAGAAGATGATCCAATTTAAATATCCTGGCCTTATTAAATCCTTTAATGATGGCTATTCTTATTTTAAAGAAAACGACCTTTTTGAAATTAAAGATAAGGATGTGAATGCTTTAGGATTCATTGATCGTATTAACCTTAAAGGTAAATTAAGAGATCTTATTGATGTCCAATTCTC